ACCAAGCGGCTTGGCGGTCGTAGCCGAAACCAAAGAATTTGTGGTCGAATTTCGAGAAGTCGCTGGTCGTCTTTAAATCGACAATGGCCGCACGCCCCTTAATCTCAGTGATCATGTCCGGCCTGCCCTTGCACTGCACACCGTCACGTTCCCAGAACATGGACGCTTCGATAATCTTCGCTGCTGTCACCATCTCAAGCAACGGCTCCACGGCTGCACAAGCACCTTCTACACGCGCCCCTTCGTCTTCGTTAAGGATGACCTTGCCAATGTTCTCTTGGCAGAAGTTCTCCCACGTCAGCTTGCCTTCCTTAGTGCGTCGATCGCACGCTGGAGCAATAGCGTACTCGCAGCGGCTCTCAAGAGCGAGGCTGTGCACAAGCGTGCCAAGCTCCATCTCGCGTGAAGGCTTCCATTCTTGACGCTCCTTCCACTTGTAGTACGCCGGGCAGACTGCGAACGAGTCGAGGCTGTGCTTCGACAGTCCGTGCATTCCACGGTAAGTTGTCATCTCTAGGTTTTGTAGTAGTTCTGTTTTCATTTTGTTATGGGTTAATTTCAAGCGCACCGCAGCCGACAATCTTACCGGCTCCGTCACGGATGAGTTTGGTTGGACTAGCCAAATCTGTCCTGTTGGGTAGTGCCGTGCGCACATAGCCAGGGACGATGTACAGGATGCCCTTCACGGGGTCAGGCAGGTTGCTGACCTTGGCGTCTTTGCAGCACATGATGGGTACACCATCAACGTCTGCCACCTTGCTCAGGTGTGAGTGTACTTTCACCGAGTAACCGCTCGGCTCGAGAACGCCGTAACCAGTGATGGTAATGTCGTGAGGTGTAAGGTTTACGAGTTTATTCATTTATTATTCATTTATTAGATTTGCAATAATGTTGAGTGCCAGCATGGTTTTGCCAGATTTGGTTTCGCCACCGATGACAACAAAGTCTCCGTATCTGATCGGGCAGATGTTGTCGATAGCAGAGTAGCCTGTTTTTATCCGCATAGACTCGTCGTCGCCGCTCTCGTAGCGTGTCAGTGCGTTGAGCAAGAGCGCCTTAGTGTCCATCACCTTGGGCGGAGCAAGCTCACGAGACAGCCCCTCAACCTTCATTACAACGTCGCTCAGAAGCTCGGGCGTCTGCACGGTGGCATCGCTAATAGCCATGAGCGTCTCGTAAGCAACATGCTGCAAGGTGCGCCGTTTGGCCGTGTTCTTGACGATGTCTACGAGGTCGCCGATTGCGCCGGCGATTGGCATGAGCGTGTACAGGTCGCTTAACTGGTGGAACTCGGTCGCTGGCAGTGTCTCGCGGCACTTCTCGAAGATCACGCGGATCTCGGATGAAGCGTTGCGGGCTTGCTGCTGAAGGATGATTTCGCATACCCGGTGACTGAGCGGGTCGAAGATGTCGCTCACCTTGAAATTCTTCTCGCTTATGTGGTGCAGAAACACCTCAGGATGGTTCAGCGCAATTGACGCTATGCCGCGCTCGGCCTCCAGCGCAGTTGGCACCACCGTGTCGGGGGGTAGCTCCACCGGCCTGCGCCTACCAGCTTTCTTGTGTTCCATTGGTAGACATTAAGCTATCGCGCTTGAGTAAGGTTTTGATCGGCGTCCGCACCATTGACGCTGCACGGGATAGCCAACCGTTCAAAAAGCGCCCCATGCCGCGTGGAGTCTTACGGCGCTTAGGATCAGCTTCGAGCCAAGCGTGGGCCTTGAGCAGCTCCTGCTCGACGGTCTTCTCACCGTAGATGATGACGAGATCTTTCATCAAGCCAGGTGGCACCTGCCACTCCTTGCCGTCGATAGTTGTGTACGTCATGTTGTACATGCTCATCGTTCGGCCCACATCGGGGTCTTGCTTAAGCTCATCGACCATTTGATTGGCGGATATATATCGCCTGCCGGATGGCTTGAGTAATTCTAGCTCCTCGTCTGTAAGCACTGGGATGCCAGCCATCGCGTCTGCTAAGTCCTGCGCAGGTTGCACAGGTGTCACTGGTGACTCTGATTTGCTGATGAGTTGCGCTGGCTCCTCGAGAGGGACGACCAGTTCGACCTTGGTTCCTGACGTATATGTTATATTAATGCTAATGTTCATATTTTGTTTGCTCTGAGTTTCTCGTGATGTTCCGCATGATGCCTGCGGCACAGCCACATTACATCTAATGGCTTACTGTAGTCCTCGTGGTGAGTTTCCGCGTTTCTCTCACCACACACCATACATGGCGCTTTAACAAGTTTGCCAAGTCGCAGTGCATACTCAACTGCTCGATGGGCTTTTCGCTTCTCTGGGTTTTGAAGCTTAAACTTCTTTGTGTGCTCGCTGTTGTATCCGGGGTTCTTGTCACGAATCTTGCGGATTCTTGTGCGGTTACATTCCCGGCACCGAGTCTCTAGTCCATCTGGCATTCTTGCATACTTAACAAACGCCGTAAGCGGCTTCTCCTCTTTGCAGATCCGACATGTTTTCATTTGGTAAATGTGCGCGTTGTGCAGTCGCGCCCCTGCATGGTGCAGAAGTCTCTCTCAGCGTCCCGCCATCCGATCGCGAATTACACTCATCCAGTAATCAAGCATACGATAAGCCATCTCAACATATTGAAACTCTGTAATTTCCTTTTGGCCCAATAAATTGTTGTATGAAGCCATTCTGCGCTGCACGTTGTCTATAATTTGTTGTTTCGTCATAATTTTGCATTTATCCTAATCTCTCCCAGTGTCACGCCATTTCAACATCGGCGTTCATGGCATCTAGTATTCGCCGGACGACCCAGCGTTTCGCACTGCGAAAGTATCCATCCCATCCCTGAGTAGCTTGAAAAACAGTTCGCTGTTCATCGTCACTAGCCAAGGAGTACGGTTCTTCTTGTGAGCAACGATCCAAGCCTTACCAGCACCGTCACGCTCGGCCTGCTCTGTGGCCTTGATAAGGTTGAGGTTCTCGACGAACTTCACTTCTTGGTGTAGTGCTGCAAGTTCCTCGCAAATCACATCCGGGCTGTCCGTTCCTCCGGCGAACTGCTGCCCACGACGGGCCGTAAAGCCCGCCGCACGCAACTCATCGCGCCAGAGCCGTTCGCCCCGGCACCCCTTAGCCCTGCTGTTTATTGGCATCGCGTTTACGTTCCAGCCAAGCGGTGACTTCACCGAGATCAAACCGCAGGCAACGTGCGCTGATCCTGTGGTGAGGGATCTTGTTCTCGCGTGCCCACTTCAGGATTGTCTGAAGCGTGACACCGCACAACGTCGATATGTCTTTAGCTTTTACCATTTGAGATCGTCCTCCTCAAGTTCAACAGGCTCATCCTTCTTCACCGGCTTCGTCTGCGCTGAGGGGAATGCCTTCGCAAATCCCGCACGATCTGCGGAGATAAACAAGCTGGTAGCGATAGCCTGAAGCTGCTCGGGCGTCACCTGTGCCTGGCCGCCAACCCACTCGGCAGCCTTGATCGCTTCAGCCATGAGCTGCGCAGCCTGAAAGAGCGCACGCTTGGCGTCTGCCACCGTCAACGAGACTGGCGAACTTGCCTGCACAGGCTTGCGTGGGCCTGCTGCGGCTACGGCTGCGCCTGCGTCGTCGATGATGGCGCACTGGTCGGTAATCTTGAGCTCGTTCTCTCCGCTGTGGGTCGAGTGCTTCACGCTGATGCCCTGGAGTCCCTTCTTGCCAGCCTGTGACTTAAGAGTCACCATCTGCCCCTTAAGGTCACCCATCTCATCTGGCAACCAGAACGATGCCCGGCACTCGCCGGTGGAGTCCTGAAGGATTGCGTTTTGGACGCGCCAAGGACCAAACTTACCTTCGCCAGTTTTAGGCGGGAACGTCGCTTTGATCGTCACCCGCATCTCGCCAATGACCGAGCCATCGGCCAGATTCGCTAAGTCGCTAATTTGTGCTACTTTCATTTTTGTTGTGTTTCATCGGTGAACCATTCACCGAATGCCGAGAACCTACACGTTGCTCTACTGCGCGCAACTACTTTTTTGCTTTTATTTCGTCGTCGCGTCCTCGTCATCGTCATCGTCCTCATCGCCACACTCTTCCATCCAAGAGTGTTCCAGCACTCTTTCCTTGTGCATGAGGTTGATGTGCATGTCTCGGGCGAAACGATTGCCCCAGCCAGCCTCGTAGCGGTTCGTATTGTCGCTATCGTTCTCATCCTGCGCTTGTACGAGGATCTCGCCACACTCAAAGTGTTCAGAGAGAATGTCCTTTGCACGCTGGATGATGGCTTGGCGTTCTTGTTCTTCAGGGCTCATAGCTTGTAGTGCATTGTGTAGAAGTTTCTGCCATCGCTAAGTTTACAGCAGAATTTTTGTCTTAAGGCCTTTTTGTGTGCAAGAATACTCTTTGCCGCTGTGCGTCCAATGCCAAGACGCTCCGCCACTTGGTTAAGCGTGTACCACCCTGGTGGCGCAAGCTCCATCTTCATGTTGCTGGCAAGTTGACTTAGCCAGTCAACCTCTACACCGGCAGCTTGAAGCTTCCGTCCTTTAGTTCTTTTGTCAGCCATACAATTGTCTCGTTGTCAGTATATTCGCCCCACGCCCAGCCTCTGCTCCAAGCGGTGGTTGCAATTCTATTTTCCGCATAGCCAGCCATTTCGGGATCTCCCAGCCACCCAACAGAGTAACCAGTGACACCTTTAATGCGTCTGCCTTCAGCGATTTGTACGCGATGGATGTGCCCCATGACAAGCTTGGTGTACTTGCCGTGACACATACGCTCGGCGCTGTCTCTGAGCGCCTGCTCGCTGTGCAGATAGCCGTGCTGGAAGAGCGCGTCACCCAAGCCAACGAAGCCAGTCTTGAGCTTATAGTCGTAGACCTTGCACCTGATAGACTTGGCTCGGTCGTGGATCTGGTGATAGACGCGAGTTGCTAGGGCCGAGATGATCGCTTTAGGATGGCTCATGAGCGTCACGAGCCGGGCCTCATGGTTGCCAAGCAGGTAGTGCTGTGGTCGAAGTGCAGAGATAAATGCTAGGCCATCGTTGAGATCAGCCTCCGGGTCAACCGTAGCGTCGTGGCTGTCGTTAGTGATAGCGCCCGAGCGCAAGCACGTCATGTCGATGGCATCACCAAGATGCAGCACCGTGTCCGGCTTCCACCGATCACGGAAACGGAGCACTTCCTTGAGTACAGCCTGGTCCGCCATGAACCCATGGCTGCATGATACTGCAAGGAAGCGTTTCCACTTCCGTGTTATGTTCGCCATAGGCTATTTGCGCTTGGCAGCAGCAGCTTTCTTCGCAGCCTCACGTTGGACGCTGTACGCGATAGCGACGGCCTGCCTCTGTGGCTTACCAGCGCCGATCTCGCGCTTGAGGTTTTCGGTGAAAGCTTTCTCGGATGCTGATTTCTTTAGTGGCATAGTGTTATTTAGATCCAAATGCTTTTCGGACTGCTGCTCGTTTAGCTTCTATTCCAGAAGTATACACGCCTTCAAGTTGCTTTCTGTCGTTGTAAAGCCTGAAGTTGTTTTTACCAGTCTCAACAATCCTGTAGCCGGTGAAGTTGTCAGTCGTGACGTTTCCACTTGGCAACTGCTGCTCATTAGAATTGATCTCGTTGAACGGCAGACTCGCGCCAGATTGTGGATATACACGCAACCAGGACTTGATGCGAGGCAGCGACTGTTGGTTCAAGGGGCGCAACAACTCAATAGCGGCTTGCGGGTCGATCATCGCGTTGACCAACATGCCCTGCGCCTTCTTTGCGACATCACCGCGCCACATGCCGCGAAACAAATCCGTCATGCCAGACATTGGCCCGGTCAGCTTCTTAATGTCAGCAGGAAGCACCGCTCCAGTAAGCCTGCCAAGCACGCCAAGCGTGGATTCAGCCAAGCTAATATCGAGGTCGCCTGCTAGCATTTGGTTAAGACTTGTGACCGATTGGCCACCGGCAGCACGTTTACGGCGAGCATACAACTCAATCTGCCTGCGAGCTTTGTCTAGAGCTTGAAGCTCTTGTGATCCTTGCCCAAACAACACTTCAATTGCCGATCTCTGTGCTCCTTCACCAAGGTACTTGTTAAGCTTATCAAACGAAAGCGAAAGATCTGCCTTAGAGATGGGCTTGATGACGTTTTCTGTTGACGCCACTTCACCAGTCCTACGCAGCACTGTATTGAGGTAGTTCTTTAGAGCATTCTTAAGTCCTTCAATTGCATCTCCGCTTGGATCTTGCGCTGCTCTAGCAACTAGCTCTTCCATGTAAACCACAGCGTTATCGCTGTTAAGCACCTTGCCTATTGCTGACTCTGGAGCTGCGCCAATGTACTGAGCGGCCTGACTAGCCTGCACGGCCTTCTTCTCGTCTTGGAACCTTACTTGAGCATCTGCCTTGGCTTCGCCCTTTACCCTTAACGATTCAGCTCTTGCTTCCTTGATGTCTTCAACCGCAAGCTTCTTTGTTTCGATTGACTTTTCCTTTGCCTTGGAAAGCTTAAGCTCTGCAACAGACTTTTGCTTTTCGGCTGCGGTTAAAGCAGCTAGTTCTGGAGCAATCTTTGCTTCGTAAACCTCCGGGAAAACATCCAGTAGCGTCCTGCCGCTTTTGCCGTTTACCCAGTTTTGAATTGCCTTTGCGGATGGATTTGCCCGCACAGAATCAAGCATCTGGCCGTAAATCCAATCTCCAACTGCCTTGACTACTTCTGGTCGTTTTTCAGCATTTGCTGCCAATCTAAGTTGCCGAAGACCTTCATCTGAAGTGGCATAAGCTTCAATTGTTTGAGATGGATACACGCCACCCTTGAGCACCCGTCCTGAAACGTCGTTTAGGTATTTGTCTGCATGAATTTTATAGTTTGCAATTGCAGACTTTAAATCAACGGACAAATTCCCAAGTTCATTGAGGTCTAGTTCAATGCCCTGTTTAACATCGTTAAGCAGCCTTGCTGTATTACTGTTCCCTCCCGGCCCACTTTGTTCGGAGATAGCCCCAGAGATAGATTGCAGTACATTAATTAGCTCAGAAGCTGGCTTTTCCTGTCCCTTGTATGTAGTAAAAAAGTCCTTAATTTTCGGTGGCAGTGAATCCATTTCTGGAATTTCACCTTTGACTTTTGCAGCCGCTTCACGTCCTTTTTCAAATGTTGTAATTAACCCGCCTGTTTCCAGTTGTTGGTATAAAGACTTTGCATACTCTTTTGACTCTTGAAATTCTGAGTTGAGAGCATTACGAACAACCTTATTAACCTCTGTCTGCGCTCCTCTGCGAGATGAAATGTCCGCTTCAGCAGCGTTTAGTGCATTAGCTATGATTGCGTTTGCCGATTCAGCAGTACGCACACCTTGCTCAACCAGCCTTACTTCCTCTATCGCCCTCTCCTGTGCTTGACGCAAGATGTTGGCTGAATTGACATCGCCTTGTTCGATTAGCCCATCGTGTGCTTCTTGAGCTTTAGCAAGCAGCTCTTGATTTTGTGTTTTAAAAACCTCCTGCGTCCTTGTTGGCGAAACAGCAGACGGCTCAAGTGTAACGTCAACCTTCTTGGCTAAAGCTTCTGCGCTGGCTTGGTCGATGTTTCTAAGCGTAGCCTCGCGGTTGCGCAGAGCCTGCTGAAGGCCAAGGAATCCCTCGTCGCCCACAACGTCGCCACTTAATGGACGCACACCTTCGCCAGTAACTTCACCGGCTCTTGCAAGCTTGGCGACAGCAGCGTCCTTGTCGCTGACAAACCTGTCCATGACATTGCCAGCAGCCTGGCGGGCAGCAATCTCCTGTCTAGCCTTTGGATCAAACAACCTTTGGCCAAGCTTGGTTGGCTCAAGCACAGCACCAGTAAGCGTGTCGAAAGCCAGTCGCTCAAGGTCAGGCAGCTCGCCTTGCGCTGCACTGCCAGCAATGGACACACCCGCACCTACGCCTGCGCCGATACCCGCGCTTTTGGCTAGTGCTTTACCGACTTGAATATCACCGGCTAGTGCTGCGCCTATCTTTGATATGGGCACCTTGGCCACCATAAACTGAGGCACAACTTCACCTGCAAGCCTTGAGTAACGAGTTCCTGCCGATGCAGCGTCAAAGTTAGCTTGTGCACGCTCCTCGGATGACATTGGCATCATGCTTTCTTGCAAAGCTGAACCAGCAGCAGATCCTGCCATGCCGCCTGCAAACGTGCCCGCCAGCGGAATAGGAGCCATTGAGCCAATTGCGCCGCCGCCAATTGCGCCTAGCGTTGGGATGATTGCCCGTGTTGCGCCTCGATATGCAGCGCCAAGTGCGCTAGGCTGCATCTCCTGTTTGTAGGCGTTCCATGCCTGTGCAAACTCAGGGTCTGTGTCTTCAGATGGCGTGAAGGTAGGTGAAATCAAGCCCTCAGAGACAGCCGTATCAAATATCTCTTTTGGCGTCTCTCCAAAGCCAGCAAGGTTAGTAACGCCAGTTGCCTTGGCAAACCCAGCCTGAAAGCCAGACTTAGGCATAGCAGCTTCCCGCTCGGCCTCAAAGTCACCAAGCAGCGAGATTAACTGTGCGTCACTTAACTGCGAAATGTCAGCCATATTACTTAGTCTTAAGAAGTCCCCTGCGTTCAGCCTCTCTGATCAAATCTTCCCTACTAGATCCAACTGGGTTCTTTCTGCTGATCACCTGCATCTGCATTGCAGGATTGTATGCCTTTAATTTGTCAGCGTTAAATCCAAGTTGATTTGCAATTTCAGGATTAGTGCTTTGAGCAAAATTGTTATAATCAGAAATGTTTCTTCTGATCATTACATCATGCATATCCTGAACTTGTTTTTTGTAAAGATTAACGCCGTTCTTTACGGCATTTATGCCTTGAAATGTATCTTTACCCATCTCAAATAGGTTTGAAAGATTTACAAATGATGACTCAAGACTTGGCATAACACGCCGAGCTTCACCTTCTGACAAGGCATCCGGCGTATCACTCATCATCTGGTTGTAAGTTTTACCTTGAGACAAAAGCTCTTTAGAAAAGTTAGCCAAATACGTGCGCTGTTTTTCTGGGTCTTTAGGCAAATTTGCAAATGTAGAGTCAATCAAATCAACAATCGACCTAGCGTCAGATGTTGTTTTAGACCTAAGCATTGCCCTTTGAGACAAGTCCTTTGACCGTTCAACTAATATCGGGTTTTGTTTAAAGAACGATTCTGGAGTTGGCGTCTCTTTTGGAATGAAGTCAATCTCACTTTCTAACGACTTACGCAAGTCATCGCGCATGTCTTTTGGCGCAGACAGCACAATCGAGTTAATCTGAGACGTCAGCATCCTTCTGGCGTCTTGCGCCTTTGATGCCTTACTTGCAAACTCGTCGAACGGGAACGCTACGGGTGCAGCCTGTTGTTGTGGCTGTGCAGGTGTAGGCTCCATGCTCAACACGGACACAGTGCCAGGGCCACCGGCAGGCTGTTCTTGCGGTGGAGTCTGCTGAGGGAACTGCGTGTCAGACGCCATCTGCCGCGCCTGTTTGGATGGCTTTTCTGGGAAAAGCTCTAGAAAGTAATCAGATAGTGATGCCATACGTTGTTGGGCTACTGTGAAAACATGCCTCTGAATGACCCTAGGCTTGACCTAAATTCATCAATCTTGGCATTTACGCCTTTGTATCTTTCCTGTTCGGCTAAACGCTGTCTCCTCTGCTCCTCAATCTGCGCATACTGTGGGCCAACACCAACAAGCGCACGACCCATGGCTCCAGTTTGTTCTGCGCCAATTGCTTGCATCTTGTAGTACTGCCCGATAGCCGGAGGCACGATCATGTTATAGACCATATTCTTCTCCGACGGCTTCATGTCAGCAGTCTGCGCAATAAATTGAGAAGCTTGATCCTTGGCGGTAATTACGCCTTCTGGCCCTTGCTTATCTTGAAATAACATGTTCTGAACCAAAGAATTCTTAAGCAAGTTCTCGTAGGACTTATTTTGCGACTCAAGTTGCTTAGCCTCTTTCATGTAGCTCGCCACAGACGACGCCGCGCTGGTAATCCCCTTAGCAATCCCTTCTCCCATCGCAGCCATACCCTGTCCTTCGATCCTGCCCACATTAGCGTAAGCGTCAGCAATGCCCTGGCCCATCAAGCTCATCGCCTGAGGTGCGGCTCCACTATAAAGTTCACGAGGTTTTGCCATAAAATTTGGTTCTAGCTTCTAAACAAAGAGGGCTGCCTTTCTCAAACCGCTGGCAGGCAAGCGGTCTATGCTCATAGATTGTACACGAAACTTCCTGCCCAACAATCCCCGAAAGCGCAATACAGCGAGTTCCAACGCACTTAAGCAGTGGCAGATCATCGCGGATGTACTCTTTGGGGATGTTGACTGCATCAGATCTATCCTTTCGCAAAATCGGCCAACTGGCCTTGTGGCTGCAACACGCTCCGCACTTTTGGCAATCCAGTTCGCATGTTACAGTAGTCAAATTGTGGTTCTTCGTGGAGGACATGCTCATGCAAGTTCTCTACGTCGATCTTTAGCTTTGGGCAATGTACAAATGCAGATTCTCTGCGGTCAATGCAACGGAAACAGGCATGAACATAGTCACTGTTCATGTGCTTGTCTGGCCGAGACACAACGTCCGTGTCGTACCTGTTCTGGTCGTACTTGACGTTGTTAGATGTGATATACAGCGAGATATCCTCGTCAGTCCACTCACGAAGCGGGAACCACATCTCTGTGCCCATCTCTAGTAGTTTCATATCCAGCATCAATGGCACAGCGCCAGTAAGCGGATCTTCATCACTGCTTTTGTGGCCACAAAGCAGCACATCAAAGTCGTTCACAACATTTGCCTTTGGCCTGTTAAGCCATTCTTTGCCACACGCCCAAGGCTTGGTTAAGTCTAAGGCTTCTGTGCCGCGCATGACTTTAAGCTGGCCTGTTCCTACTGAGTAAGTCTCACAAACGTCGATGCGACTTTTCCCGTGTATTAAAGAGATTGATGCCGGAACCCAGTCATGGACGGTTAGCTTAAGTTGTTCCTGCACCTCATGGTGGTGTTTGTACTTGTGTGACAAAAAAGGCAGTTTGAAGTGAATAACCTCAATTTCAGGCATGATCTTTAATGCAAGATCCAACAGTACGGTGGAGTCCTTGCCGCCGCTCCAAAGCACAGCAGGCCGCTTGGCTCGCTTAAGAGCCTTTTTAATCATGTCTATTGCAGGGTTTATATTCATTATAAAATTGCTGCGCCACCAAGCATGCCACCCGCACCAATAACTGCGCCGCCAAGCGATCCTATCATGCCCATTTTTCCAGCACTCTTAGCTGCGTTAGCCTGAGCCATGCCAGCGGCGTACTGCATCTGTGCGTTGTACGCACCGTAAATGCTTCCCATGCCAGTCTGCGACTCAGGGTTGAAGTACTGTGGGCCAGCCTGCTGCTGTGCCATCATCGCGTTCTGTGCGGCCTGGCCACTAAACGAACCGGCGTACATCGGCTGTTGGTAGAACGAGGTCAGCGCAGGAGCGGCCTGTTGCTGGAAGTAGCCACCCAATCCTGTGCCAAGGGCCACAAGCTGCTGCTCCCGGGCCTGACGTGCGTTGTAGCGGTTCATCACCTCGGCAAGGTTGCTCTGTCCGCTTAGTGACGTTCCCCGAGCTGCGTAGCCTGCCCTAGCCTGCTGGTCGAGCATGCGCTGCTCTTCTGGTGACAATGCTGCCCCGTTAGCCTGTAAGCCAGCTAGTTTTTGTTCTGTATATCGCTGAAGAGCTTGATTGATGCCGCCAACACCTTGCGCCTCTTGAAAGGCCTGAATGTACTCTGGGGCACGCTCCTGCAAGCCGCGCAACTGCGCTGCCTGCTGTGACTTCATGTAGTCTTCCTCTAGCGCGGAGTAAGACGGCTGAAGCTGTTTGTACAGTTCAATCTGACTGGTAGCGGCCTGCTTGGCAATTTGATCCTGTAGAGTCTGATACTTGGGCTGATAGATCTTTTCGCTCTCGTACACCCTCGGAGCAAGATCAATCTGCGCTTGCAGGATAGATCGCATGGACTCCTGATAGTTAGGAGCCGCTGGTGCCGATACAACTTGAGTCTTACTTCCGCCCATATAAAAGTCTTTCTAGCTTTTGAGGAGTGATCTGTGTGGCATGATCATGTCTCCATGCCCAAACTTGATTGATAGGTACTTTACGTTGAAAAAACTGCCCAAACATTTCACCAACTGCCTCAGGCTCGCTTGCCCATGCCATGTGGATCGTCCAGACGCCATCCTGCTTGCGCCACTTCCAGTTGAAGTCGCTAACGCCGGGATGGGTGGTTGAGACGCCTGTGATCTTGCCGTCCCGCCGAGCAACGTAAATGCTGTCATGGACACCATAGAAACTAAGATAACCATCCACATCGTCTCGGGATACCTGTCCCAGAAGCTGAATATGGTTGCGGCATTGTTCATAAAGCGTGTCTACAAGTTGTTCCCAGTCTTGGACTGTCATTAGGTTTTGACGATAAACATCAAGGCTACGTTGCGTGGGCGCGTCTCGGCAGTGCCAGTTGAGCTTGTTGCTGTAACACTATATACGATATTTGGCCTTGAGTCCGAATACGAGGACACTCCGCCTATTGATGAAACAAATGACAAAGATGCTTTTTCGTAAGTATGAGTGTGAGCCTGCATGGACTGCGCTTGAGCAGACAAAAGCGCACGATTAACGTCAATGTCGCGGCCATTATCCCATCCACGGATAAATTCACCTCGCAAATCGGGAAGGTTAGTCCCAAATAACGCGATAAGGTTAGGATAGCCAGACGTAGACTGTCCATTGCATTCTAGCCACCCCGCCGGAACCGTGTCTGTACCCCACATTACAATTGAACCAGACAGCACGGTAGCCGATGCTATAGCATCTACATATCCCCTGCTTGCCGCTGTAGCCGCCGTGGATGGCGTGCTGTTTACTAGTATCAGCGGCCCAGTCATCGTTCCGCCAGAAGTTGGCAAGAAACCATTAACAATAGATGCAAATAGCTGTTTAATGCTATTAATAGTATATTTAAATAAGTCGCCAGTTCTTTCGACTATAACATAATCATTCTCTTCAGGAGTGCTTGTGGGCTGTGCAGAGATAGCACCGGGAAGTAGTTCCGCATTATCAACATGAGCATTCAAGTTTGCGGCAGTCACTTGATTAGTACCCGGAGCTGGGTAATCGACGTAAGTTGTACCTTTTTTGATCTGTAATCCGGGCATAATCTACTCCTGTGAAATCATTGGTCTATTGGTTGCTATAGCATAAACAGCAACACTCTTCAAGGCTGGTCTTCCAACTACAAAATTAACCGTGCAAGCTATCGACGTTCCACGAGCAGCGATGCGAGGGCGCAAAGTCCCGTCTGAAGTGCCGCTAAAGCTGTACTCAAGCACAGTCTCGGTGGCATCCGGGTCGTAAGTAGTCGAGTCAATCCGCACAAAGTCGTTTGCGACGTTGTTAAAGGTAAACTCGCCTCGGCTAAACCGCTTCTCGGAAGTCCCCCCAAAAGCGTACTCCCTAGTCTTCACAGACGCAGGAATGTGGACGAAGTTCTGTGTGCTGGCTATCAACGTCGATGGTGTAATCTGAGACGACTGCGGAAACAGATTGAACGGTAGCACTGGCAGCGCGTTGGATGTGTTGAACTCGTCACCCTCGACCTGCTCCTCTGACAGGAACACGCCACCGTACTGGCCAGAGCCAGCAAAGTTGGTGATGATCATCAGCCGCCGTTGATTAATATACGCAGACAAGATCAAGTTATCTGAGAATAACCCAGTAGGATAATAGTCAATCGACTCCCAGTTCTGGTTCAGCGTATTGTATACAAGGATCTTGTCGTTCCTTACTGACGGAGTTGTCCCCGTAATAGTAGGCATCGCAATATAGAAGCGGTTATTATAGTAAGCAGCTACCGAGTTTTGAACAGAGTCGTAGTTAACAGTGTCAAAGAAGTCTGCAATTGGCTCACTGAGCGGCAGCGTGTTGCCTAACAACTTTAAGTCAAGCTGGGGCGTCAGCATGTGAACGCCGTTGGCAGACAGGAAGAACACGAACTGGCCGGCAGCTACAATCGAGCGCCTAGCCAAGCAGCCGATTTCAGTCGTAACCACCGTTGTGCTGCTGTTGGCACCGGGAGGTGAGTTAATGTCAAAGTTGTCAGTCTCTACGAAAACAACGTATATGCTGTTGGTCATAAAGACCAAGAACTGGTCCTGCACCCACGGTAGCACCCCGACAATTGAGTCGTTTCCGCCTGTGTTGATAACAAAGTTGTTGAGCGTCGTGTCGCACTGTTCGCTCAGGATGTCACTAACGAGCATCTGGTAATCACCGTACTTAAGGATAAGGCGGTTCTGGAAATACAAGCCAAAGTCAGCGCATGGAACAGATTGCGTGATGCCTGTCACCGTACCGCTATCCACAGTGAACTTCTGTTCTGCATAAGTCAGATCCAAAAGGCCATCCTGCCAGATAAGTGGCGGCAATCCCCGTCGAGCTGTCCAGCCAGGATCGTTTGTCCGTGCCGCAAACGTCGATCCAGTGTTGTTATCCCACTCAAAAGTAAATGTAGTTGGGCTAGTTACCGTGATAACATAACTGCCAGTAACCGCTTGTCCGGGGCCATCACTACCGTCCGTTAGGCCAACCGTAACTTCATCTCCGGTCGAGTAACCGTGTGCCGTTGCTGTTGTTATAGTAATTATGCCAGTATCGTTGTCTAGAATATCAGCATTTGATTCGGTAGCCGCAAACGTCTTCTTGTCGTACTTGCCGCGAAAGATAAATATCTTGTTTAAGGCCGTAACAACGTCACAAATGCCACCTTCTTGAATTACACGATCTGGAGGAAAGTCATAAGGCCCATACAACACCTTAATATCTTGCCCTTGAGCAGGCT